ATATATCCATTCCCTACAGACGATGAAGAGTGGAAACGTCATATCAATAACAGTAACAATTATTACGAAGCTTCCAATTATCTTTTCCGTGAAAACATCGGATATTGGAGCGACATAGACAGAAAGGAGGATAACAATGAGTAGAAGTAAAAATACATCCACTCAGCTCTACAAAGTCTACATCAAGGCAGAGGGAGAACCGAAAATACCGAAAAAAGAAGCCGAACAGAAATCTGAATTCTGTTATATATCAGAACTCACCGGAGCACACGCAATGGTGAAATTTGATGAGTATGCAAAAGCCACAGGACAGCGTTACTTTGCATGGTTCTATCGCATAGTGAAAGGGGGTGAACAGATTGACAGAAGCAAAATCATCGAAACTCATACGTCCCAAAGCTGATTACACTGTAGCCGCAATACGAATGACGTGGGATAGAAAATCAACACGTAAGGAATACTCAAGATTGCGCTCTATCTGGAAGAAACGCTATGAACGTTTGGTGAAAAGTGAATATAAAAACAGCTCACTAGTGCAGGATAGACCAATAGCACGTTATCCGAAATTATCCGAGATAGGAACCGACAGAGAAGTACAATATCTCTTATCAGAACTGGGAGCAATCATTGGAGGTGAATACACATCTGTTGAAGGACTCAAGAAACTTGACAAGGAACGTATCGAAAAACTCAATAACAAGTGGGAGGGACTAAACCTCAAAACCAGAGACGACCTTAAAACTTTCGGTGAATTCATGGAACGGGTACGAGGTTATGCATCTGACCGTATATACGACAGCGATTTTGCAGTCGATATTTTCGATCAAACCGAAAACCTTTCAAACGAGAAAATGTTAGAGCTGTACAAAGAATTCTTGAAAACAGGCTCTCGTAAGATCGGTAAATTACAGGCAAACATCAACAAACGTAACAAACAGAAGCGTGCACAACGAAAGACGAAACGTAAGAAAAGGAGATAGGCATGGACGAGGTTTTCACAGTATACACATACGACTACAACCGAATATTGAAAACCCCATGTCAGCACGACAAAAGAGGGAACAGAGGAAACAAGGCAAAATGGACAGGTTACAAAGACTGCTTATGTGCATTCGATATCGAAACCACACGTATCGAATCAATTGAACAATCCGTTATGTACATCTGGCAATTTTCAATCCTCTTTCTTTCTGATGGACATATTGATACAATCATAGGCAGAACATGGGAAGAATTCAAATTACATCTTGAAAACCTCAACCGAGACGACACAAACAACAGCAACTATCTTATATTTGTTCACAACTTATCCTACGAATTCCAGTTTCTTCGGGGAGTATTTGACATACTCCCGGAAGATGTTTTCGCCATTAAATCAAGAAAAATTCTCAAATGTACAATAAACGAACGTTTTGAATTCCGCTGTAGCTACCTTCAAACAAATATGTCTCTTGACAGCTTCACCTCTAAAATGAACGTAACACACAAAAAACTGTCTGGCGACAACTTCGACTACTCAAAACATCGTTACAGTTGGTCAAGTATGACACCGCAGGAACTTCAATACTGCTATAATGACACAATAGGCCTAGTGGAAGCTATGTACAAACGTATGTCACTTATGCACGACACCCTGTACACACTTCCACTTACTTCCACTGGGTACGTTCGACGTGAAACGAAACGTGCAATGTATTCGTGGGCACGACTGAACAGTGACATATTCCCATCCATCTCTGTATTCAACCTTCTCGAAGAAGCCTTTCGAGGCGGAGACACACATGCAAACCGTTACTACAGCGGACAAGTGATACGTCAAGGAAAAGGAATATTGGGAATCGGTTCTTATGACCGCTCATCTTCCTACCCAGATGTCATCTGCAACTGTCTCTTTCCAATGACACCTTTCGTATATATCGGCAATGTTTCACGTGAAACAATAGAACGAAAACACGAACTGGGTAAGGCGACCCTTTTCCGTATCACCTTTCACAACATACGACAGACAGACCCGTTTTATGGAGCACCTTACCTCTCTTTCTCAAAATGCCGCAATGTTTCACGTGAAACACTCGATAACGGAAGAATCCTAAGTGCGGAAACACTGACAACAACTATCACCGATGTTGATTATTTCATCATCTGTTCCGAATACACTTGGGACGATTGTACAATCCGTGATTGTTATGAATCAAAATACGCATCACTCCCGGAACAATTTAAGGCTGTTGTCCGCAAATACTACACGGACAAAACCGAACTAAAAGGAGTTTCTGGACAGGAATTATTCTATGCAATGCAGAAAGCACTCCTAAATGCAACCTACGGAATGATGGTTCAATCGCCCGTAAAACAATCAATAATATTCAACGATTCAGAAACTGATGTATACACTCTCGACTGTTCGAAAGACCGAAAACAACTTCTCGAGGAATACAACAAAAAGGCCGTCCTACCGTTCCAGTGGGGAGTATGGGTTACCGCATGGGCACGCCAGCGGCTCAAGCTTGGCATCAACATTGCCGCTGACAACTACCTCTACTCCGACACAGACTCTGTAAAATACATAATTACAGAAAACTCTGACATAGACGCACGTTTCGCAGAACTTAACGAAACCCTCAAATCAGACTCGATCAAAAATCACGCATACGCAACCGACCCTCATGGCATAACTCACTACATGGGCGTATACGAATTTGAGGATAAGTACACTGAATTTTCAACCCTCGGAGCTAAAAAGTACGTATACCGTCTTGATGGTAAACTACACACAACCATAGCCGGGGTGAACAAAAAGGACGCACCAGCCGAACTGGAAGCCGCAGGAGGTATCGAAGCGTTTCAGATAGGATTCACTTTCCGAAAAGCAGGTGGAACTGAATCAATATACAACGACACAGATTACGGAACATACACCGTAGACGGACACAGCATTGAAATCACGAAAAACATCTATATCAAGGATAGCACTTACACTATCGGCATTACTGACGAATACCTCAAAATCCTCACGGACGCAAGAAACTTTGCAGAATTTAAAAAATCACTTGACAACTGACAAACTATATGTTACTATATACTTGTACATAAGAGGTACATCCAAAGGTTAATGGAATAACACCACAGGAGTACCCGAAACAACAAATCTATTTTCTGTTTGCTTATCACGAAATTTAACTAACACGAAAAAGGAGGTGCAACATGAACATCACAAGAACACTAAACATCATTGCTGTGGAAGCAATCTGTTATGACACTGAAAATAAATGTGAAGTGTCAAAGATCCTCACATTTATCGGTCATTACAGCGACAGTGAACTTGAAAAGAAAGTTCGCAATCATCCTGATGTAGGAATTCTCATCGACTGGACAAAACTTTCTGAGAAAGAAGACTTATATGGTATGCCAGTTGAGAAATTCTATCTCAACTCAGAAATCATCAAGAAAGAAAAGGAGAACTAAACTATGAAAAACGCAACAATTATCAAATCAAACAAAGAGCTCAACACCTACGAGAAATATGACCTCATCAACTCACCGTCTATCAGCGCACTGAAAACACTCGAAAACCGTGAAATCATCGGTGTTGGAAACTGGTGTATCTATAGCACCACAGACAACAACGGACGGACAATGGAAATCCTGTCCATTCAGGACTCTTTCACAGGTATGGTATACGCAGGCCAGTCTGAGACATTCCGTAACGAATTCGAGAAAATCCTCGACATAGTTTCCTCTATGGGTGAAACCGATTTCTATATCGAGGCACTCACACGTAAGTCAAAAGCAGGTCGTGACTACTTGCTCTGTGCACTTGTTTCCCCGGAAAACGTTCAGAAGCGTCTTGGCTTTTCCGCAATGAATGAGCCGCTGAAATAAATATGATGAGCTTATATGAAAACAGTGGGTATCTCAGTATACCAGCTGTTTTAGGATATGGACAGAAATTCAACTACGTGTGGGGCGGCCGGGGTACGGGGAAAACCTACGGCGGTCTTAAATACTGCATAGAAAACAAAAAGATATTCGTATACATCCGTTCCTTGCAGGCGCAGATAGACACGATCAAGATTCCAGAGCTGTCACCATTTAAGAAACTCAACGCCGACAACGGATGGACAATAGAACCGAAATCAATCGGAAAGAACGTTGCGGCCTTTTATCACACCCACACTGACGAAAAGGGGAAAACTATATACGACCCACCTCTTCTCGGCTATGCAATCGCACTCAACACATTTGCGAATCTCCGTGGTTTTGACGCTTCCGATGTGGAAATAGGTATCTATGATGAGTTCATACCAGAAAAACGAGAACGCAAAGTTGAAAACGCAGGATACGCTTTCAAAAACGCCTACGAAACAATGAATCGTAACCGTGAACTAGAGGGTCAGAAACCGATTCAGTTCCTATTATTTTCAAACTCAGAGAACCTTTCCTGTAATATGTTCATCGAGAATAACCTTATGGAAAAAGTCTCTAGTATGTCACTGAAAAACCAGTCAGTTTCCATCCTGTCCGAAAGAGGAATCGGACTCTTTAACCTATGGGACTCTCTAATTTCAAAGGCAAAGTCCTCAACAGCCCTCTATCAGATGTCGGGATCTGGTTCTAACTTCAATAAGATGTCGCTTGGAAATGAATTCTATTCAGCCGACTACAGTAACATCCGTTCCTTGAACCTTTCCGAACTGATACCGCTATGCAGAATTGACTCATTAACAATCTACACACGCAAGTCCTCAAGGCGATACTATGTGACCCGTCACCATTCTGGCAATCCGCCTTCATACGAAGGCACGGACAAAGATATCAAAGCATTCCGAAGAGACTATATATACCTCTACGATCGTTACTTATCAAACCTCGTAGACTTCGAAGATATCACCTCGAAGTCCCTTTTCGAAAATTATTTCACCGATAAGTATTGACATACGACCATCCACCTGCTATACTATACTTGAAAAGCAAGTAAGCATGGTACAAGGGTAACACGTCGGGAGCGTGCCTGTGATTTGCAGGATTGTACATGAGATTACCCATCTCAAGAATACGCATTACTTAACTTTTCCTTATCTGCCGCCTGTCGTGTCAAAGCGTAGGCGGTAACTCGGTGTAGTTCGCATGAAACACTGGATTGCCACACATAGTTGCATTCTTTCATACCGTATGAAAACCTCCTTTCTTTCATAGACGATAAACCTCTGAACTACACCGAATACATATATATTGTGCTAAAACGTTTCAACACAAGGGGGTGACCACATGGATATCAACAGTATATCAACCCTAATAAGCAACATAGGAGTACCGTGCGCTTGCTTAATCGCCACTTTTTACCTCTGGCAAAAAGAAAGCGACTCTCACAAGGAAGAGATGTCTAAAATCACGGATGCTCTCAACAACAACACTCTTGCAATTACGAAACTTACCGATCACATTATGAAGGAGGAAAATGATGAACGTTAGTTTCAACAGAAAAACGCAAGGCGTATACCGTGTAGATGTCAACACAAGTCTTAATCTCAGAGCACAGCCCTCTACAGACTCAACCGTGTTGGCATCTCTGAAAAACAGAGCGGTAGTGATCGTAACCGGTTATGTCTCAGGAGACTTTTACTCCTGCATATACATCTCAGGCGACTCACTCTACTCCGGTTTCGTTTCGAAAAAATATATCAAAAGGGAGGTCGAATTATTATGACAATTGATCAGTTACTCACACTCACAGCGGCAGGATTTTCCAAATCAGAAATCCTTGCCCTTGCAAACACACAGCCACAGCCACAGCCACAGCCCTCACCACAGGCCTATGCCTATGCACCAGCACCAGCACAGATGCCGGGTTCACCGGTTACAGGACTGAATGGATTTACAGGCCCGGCTACAGGATCAGGAGCAGTTGGATCGGCAGGAACAGGAGTATATGGATATCAGAACACTACAGGATCCACAGGTAACAATGCAGGTGGTTTTACAGCCCCGGGAATTATGGGTCAGACAGGAAATAATGCGTATTCAGGTTTTCAGCAGGTGAATAACCCAGCTCCACAGGGGTATGGGACGGATGTAGTCAAGGCGATTCAGGGTCTTACCAGTGCTGTACAGCTGAGTAATGTACAGACAGCTGGGAATATTGTTCCGAAGAAGCAGACTACAGAGGATATTATTGCTAGCATTATCAGTCCCGAGTATGAGGGATTGAAAGATGGTAGTGAAAATGGAGGTAAGGTAAATGGCTAATCATTTAACGTTTGAACAGATCAGTACAGTTTTAAATGATATTACACAGCAGGCTACCGGGCAAAAGAGCATTGCAGCGGTTGATACAAGTCAGTTTGTTACGCAGGCGAACACAGCGTTACAGACTGGGTATGACAGAGTAATCGGAAGTATCAGTCAGGTGCTTGATAAGACAATTTTCAGCACCAGACCTTACAATGCAAAGTTTAAGGGTCTGAGAAAAACGAATCAGCAGTGGGGAAACCATGTACGGAAGCTTACCATGATTGACGATGACTGGGAAGATGACGAGAGGATTACAACTGCTAATTTGGATGGGTCAGCTGTTGATATGTACAAGATTAAAAAAGGTAAGGTGTTACAGACTAACTTCTACGGAGGTCAGGTTTTCCAGAGACACCGCACGTACTTTAAAGATCAGCTTGATCAGGCGTTCCGAAGCCCGGAAGAGTTAGGGCAGTTTATCGCAATGTACACACAGAACACGATGGACATGATCGAGCAGTGTCATGAAAACATGAGCAGGATGTGTGTTGCGAATATGATCGCAGCTAAGAATTTTTGGCAGATATATGCAACAACTCCAGACGAAACACATAAAGATTATACAGGGCTGCATATTGTGAAACTTGTAACCATGTATAATGACGAAAACGGGACACAGCTTACATCTGACACTGTGAAACAGGCTGATAATTTTATCAAGTTCTATAAGTGGGCTTGTGCTAAAATTATGAGTTTCTCTGACAAAATGACAGAGAGGTCGGCACTGTATCACGCAAACATCAAAGATAATATTGTTATGAGACACACCCCGAAAAGCAGACAGCAGTTATATGTGTACAGCCCGGATTCTAGACTGATTGACACGACTGTGTTAAGTGACACTTATCATAACGAGTTTCTGAAGCTGAATACATACGAGAAGCTTAATTTTTGGCAGAATATTGAAACTCCTGCCGGTATTAACACGAAAGCAGCAACTATTAATTCTAGTGGCACTGTTACAGCTTTTACAATTGAGGGTGTTGTTTCAAATATTTTTGCAGTCCTTTCAGACGAGGAAGCTATGGGTCTTACAACGATTAACCAGTGGAGTTCAACTACACCGTTCAACAGTGCTGGCGGCTACTGGAATGTTTTCTATCACTTTACAGACCGTTACTGGAATGACATGACAGAGAACTGTCTGGTATTCGTTCTGGAATAACAAGGAGGAATGGCTATGCGAATTGATTTCTGGACTTGGAGCAAGAAACCGAACAGCACAGCCGTTCCCGGTTCACCGGACACTACACAGAGTATTGAGTTGAAAAGCCCTTGCTCTGTGGAAAGTCCGGTGATTGTTTTACGGAACGGCGGAGGTGTGCCCGGGTGGAATTATTGCAGGATTCTGGGGTTCAGTGGGAGGTACTATTGGATTGACAACTGGACTTACGAGGATAACTGTTGGATCGGTGAGTTAAGCGTGGATGTACTGGGTACGTATCGTGGGACGATCGGGAGTACAAGTTATTATGTGCTGAGAAGTTCGACAAGTTTTGACACGAATGTTGTGGATATGCTGTATCCGTTAAAAGCGTTGCCGCAGAAAACAAGGACTGTGGTTACTGACGGTATGTTCCAGATTGCGGAGTATGGATTATCGCAGGGGTATTATGTATGCGGTGTTGTTGGTCAAGAAGGACTTACTAATTTCTATGCGTTCACACCTAGCGAATTTAGAAATTTCTGTACACAGATTTTCGCTAATATTGACTGGGCGCAGAGTGATGGTCAGCAGATCAGTAACAGTCTGTTGAAATGTCTGTTCAATCCGTTCCAGTATATCACAAGTTGTATGTGGATGCCTGTTCCCGGCGTGGGTAGTGGTACGAGTAAGGTAACAGGAATCAAGTTCGGTTTTTGGGAGGTCACAGTAAGTTGTGTGAAACTGGGAAACCGTCCGGTATACACCAGAAGTTTTACGATGCCTGTTAAGAATCATCCGCAGATTTCAAGAGGAAATTATCTGAATAGTTCACCATTTCGTAGGATATCGGTTGAGGTTAATCCGTGGGGACGATTTTCGATTGACAGCGGAAAAGTTGGTACAGAGAATTCTATTACAGTTTCAGAGTACATTGATTGTATGTCAGGTGTAGGGTATCTGTCTATTAATAATTCTAGCAACTCACTGATAACAAGCTACACGCAGATCGGTGTTCCTGTACAGATAAGCGATATCAAGAATAACATTGTCGGTTCGGCTGGAAGTCTTGCGAGTAGCATAGGAAACGTTTTAAGTGGCAATTTCATGGGAGCTTTAAGCGGTATTGGCAACGCGGTTAATAATATGATACCGTCAGTTGATACCAGAGGTGCGAACGGTTGCTTAATGGGACTTGTGTTAGCACCTGTTATTGATATTGATTTTTATACCGTGGCTGACGAAGATCGAGCGGATAATGGAAGACCGCTTATGAAGAACGGTACGTTTGCAGGTCTGGGGAGTGGGTACTATGTTGTAGAAAATGGTAGCACTTCTCTGAGAGGTGCAACTAAGATGGAACTGGACAAGGTTAAGAGTTTTCTGGAATCGGGGGTGTACTATCAATGAGAAGTTTCCCGGGTAGTAATTCAGTGTTGTTCACCGTTGTGTGTGCGCTAGGACAGAGCGGTATCATTCCGTGGGGTGGTACAGGTGCCAGTGGTATAGGTGGACTGATGGCTTATGCTATGAACTGGTGGATCGAGAAGTGTAATGATCCGCATGTTGGGTATCACATGGACTACAGAGAGGAGCAGACAATTGATGGTATTACGTATTATGATTGCAGTAGTTTTGTGTATTACGGGTTGTTGCATAGTGGTTTTCAGTTAACTCCCGGTGGTGCGTTCACAACATGGAGCATGGGAACGGTTCTTAAGAATCTAGGTTTCAAAGAGATACTTATTGGAAGTGCAGGTTTCGAGTATCATGTTGGTGACATACTTGTGACTAACAGTGGACACCATCACACTGAGATAGTGCACGATTTGGATAACGGTGGTCATACGATGGGAGCACATGGGCGAGATAACAGGGCGTTACCCGATCAGGTAAGTATTAATACTTATACGATTGCGCAAGGTGTTCAGTATACACATTGTTATAGATTCCCGTATACAGGCGGAGAATGGTCAGTCGGTGGAAGTAGTGAGTATTTCGGAAGCCCTACACAGCCGTTGGGCGGAAATAATGAGAAGCAGATTAACAACGCCACGATTATCAAGAACTATTGGACAGCTCAAGGGTGGACGTTGGAGGCCATCTGTGGTTTCCTCGGAAATGTACAACAGGAAAGCACTTTTAATCCGGCGTTGATTGAGATAGGCGGAACTGGACATGGTTTTGTGCAGTGGACACCACCAACTGATTTGTATAATGTGTTAGATGCTGTGTACGGTAAGCATGACGACTGGGCAGACCCTCAGAAGCAGTTGACAGCTATACTTGCTGAGTATCAACAGAAAACTGGTATCAAGAACTGGGGTATTGAACCTCAGTGGTATACAGAGTTGGCACCTGTTGACTATAGGTTGCAGTGGAATGAGTATATCAAGAGCACTAAGGACGTTGGTTATCTTGCTAGAGTGTGGGAATATTGTTATGAGAGGCCTGCAAGTGCACACCCTGAAAGAGCGGCTAATGCACAGGCGTGGTATGAATATTTTAAGAAAACAAGTTAGGAGGTGTGAGGTATGTATGATATTGGAGTAGGTGGAGCACCTTACAGTTACGATGAGATTAACGTGTACAACAGTCAGTTTTCACCAAGTACGAATCATTGTAAAAATACGCAGTTGTATAATTACTTTGTCAGGTACTTATTACAGAAGGCAATGAGCGTTATGAAGTGGGAAGTACCTGTGAACTGGGATTTGAGTTACTTTTTGTACTGCTTGTATTGTTGGGGTACTGTAGCGGTTGTACGGACTGACAAGTTTGGTGTGATTCCACAGGGTTGCACGTTGACAGGATATAATGTGTATTACAGACCGTTAAAAGCTGTGATTAGCAATCCGCTGTTGAAAGGGATTCTTGAGCCTGTCATAGATGTGCAGTGCGTACTTTTCAAGTGCACACCGGACCATGGTGGCATTATGGATTTAGTTGGTAGGTATGCAGACGAAATGGCTATCTGTATGGAATCTTTCGACATGAATAATATGAACAGCAAGCTTGCATATATGTTTGCGGCTAACAACAAGGCCGGGGCGGAAAGTCTTAAGAAAGTCATGGATTCTATCATGAGAGGTGAGCTTGCGATATTCTACGACAAAAAACTCAATGTTGAGCGTGGAGACACAGTAGTTGAGCCGTGGAGTGTGTTCGCTAATGATCTGAAAGGCAATTATATTGCAGGCGATATTCTTGATAACATGAGAAGGCTTGAGGAAATGTTCTGTACTGAGATCGGAATTCCTTCTGCGAGAAGCGACAAGAAAGAAAGAATGATTGTTGCTGAAGCAGATAAAAATGATATCGAGACAGTTAGCCGTATGGAGATGTGGTTAGACGACTGGAAGTTGAGTTGCGAAAAGGTTAAGAAGTTATTCGGAGTTGATGTGAGCGTTAATTGGAGACATAATCCTAATCAGCCAACGGGAGGGGGTGACGGGGATGGCAATGTTAACGTTACAGGGGCTTTATAATTATGACAGTAGGTTGTTTGATCTGATGAAAGTCCCGAAGCAGTTGAATGTTAATACTGTGATAAGGACGTTGTGCGACAGGACAAGAGAACTGGAACTGTTATATCCTGAGTTAACTTATATGAAACAGAGAATCGGGATATGGTCAGACAGGAATATGTGGTCATGGCAGAAGATGTGTGATGTACTCGAGAAAGAGTATAACCCGATCGAGAACTATGATAGGAGTGAAGAGTGGAGCGACCAGAATCAGTCGACAGAAACAAGCCATGACCAGAGCGATGAGAGCAACGGTTTTGAAAATGTAAGAACCGATAATCTCAAAGAAAAGAACAGCGGAACGAACAGGAGACAAAATGTTGCTTTCAACAGTGGCTTGACGGATGCTGAGAAAAATATTGTTGATGGTGTAGTTGATAATACCGGTACTCAGAAGAATGTAGAAAATGGACACAAAAATACTGTTAATGACGGCGACAAGAGTGGTAACTCTAGTTCTACACATACGGGTAGAATACATGGTAACATTGGTGTTACAACTACACAGCAGATGATACAGTCTGAGTTGGAGCTTGCGAAATTTAACATTTATGAGACGATTGCTGACAGTTTTGTGCAAGAATTTTGTCTCATGATATACTAGGAGGTGTAAGTATGAGTATTAATTTAGGGCCTTATTCAAATTTTCATGACATGAATCTTGACTGGCTTATCACGGAATGGTATCACACCAAAGAAGCCCTTATAGGTGATCAGCATCAGTGGGAAGAATTCAAAGAAAACATGAATAAAGCATGGAACGACTACAAGGCAGCAGTCGATGGTAGAATTACAAGCTTTGAAAGCGAAACAAACGCAAACATTGACGAAAGATTTCAGACAATTATCAAAAGTAACGAATCATATCAGAAAGCTATCAATGCAAAAGTTGATGCAAATACAACCGCAGTTGAGGATCTGAAAAAGTACGTAAATAACTATTTTAGCAATCTTAATGTACAGACAGAAATTAACAACAAGATTGACAGCATGATTGCTGATGGCACATTCTTAGATGTTATCCACGATCAGATGAGTGCGACTGTTCAGAAGTGGCTTGATACGCATATCACACAGCCAACAGTTCCGGCAGTTGATAACACTCTGAGTTTTTCGGGTGCGTGTGCTGACAGTGCGACAGTTGGAAAGTTTGCAATTCTCGACAGAGTTGGTCTTACTGGTAGTCCGGTTTCACTTGATAATTTAAGTCCAGGTGTATACTATCTTACGAAAGAAGTCATTTCGGCTAATTTTAGTAATGTTTTAGCAGGTGACAGAAATGTTCTTGTTGTTTTCAAGTCAATCGCTTTCAGCGGTCAGTCATTATATTGTTATTCTAATGATAACACAGTCCATATCTATGACAGATTTAACGTTAGTCTGACTGGTAATTTTGTTTCATCCGCATGGATTGAAAGAGGTTATCTTGACAGCGGACTTACCAATTTTGTAAATGGCGTTGTAAGTAGCGCACAATTCAGAGCTAATGGAATGGTAGTAAGGCCATCAATCATTAATGGTTATAACTATGACAATTACAACCCGGACAACATGGTCAACACAGGTGTATACTATGTGAGCGGAAACTGGGTGTTCGAAAAAGTTAAACCCAAAGGTATTAATAGCGCAGAAGATATCGAGGACAGTGTTATTCTTGTAATGCCTACAAACAGTGCTGATGAATTAATACAGATTGTATTCATCAATTATGATGTCACGAATATGGCTTATATTGATGTATACTATAGACAGAAAATTAAGAACATCAATACAGAACAGGTGACATGGAATCAGTGGATTGATATTAATACAAAAGTGATGAGTGAAATCACCAATGTAAAAACCAGTTGTTACACGTCTCACGCATCAGGTACTTACGGAAAAGGTGAACTGGATCACGTGCTTACAGCCGGTACATACTCCGTTGATGCTACCGAATTTACAGACAATTTAGCATCCGCTAAATACGGGTTCTGTACTGTAACACCTATCAAAAACGGTACTGTGATTTACCAGAATGTTACTCTTATTGATACAACTTTCGGAACGGAAGCGCACGTTATCCGAGGATATTCCAACGGAACGTGGAGTGTTTGGAGTGATATCTGATAATATTACTCCACTTTAGTTAAGTAAAGTATTTTCGAACATATGTTTGCTTTTGTGTACGTCCGTGGTGGACAAACAGACTATTTTGTGTCTGTCTGCTACGGACGTTTTTGCCCCACTTGTGTCCGTGGTGGGCGGACATACACGTTGGGGAATGTCCGTGTGGGGAGGACTATAAATAACCAC